ATAAAGGAACTGAAGATAACCGAGTTCGTAAGTTAGACTATAGTATCCAAATCTCAAAACTGTTCTATGAAAGATTCCTTCAGGACGGAGACATTACACTATTCTCTCCGCACGATGTTCCTGGTCTTTATGATGCTTTTGGTACTGATCGGTTTGACGACTTATATGTGGATTACGAACGAACTCAGTCTATTCCAAGAAAAACTATCAGGGCTCAAGAACTTATTCTAAATCTACTTAAAGAAAGAGCAGAGACTGGTCGTATTTACATTATGAATATTGACCATTGCAACTCACACTCTTCATTCAAAGATAAAGTAAATATGTCTAATCTCTGTCAGGAAATTACACTTCCGACAGATCCTCTTCAGCATATTGATGATAAGATTGGAGAGATTGCACTTTGCATTCTTTCTGCTATCAATGTTGGTAAAGTAAAATCGGATGAAGAGTTGGAAGAACTCTGTGATCTTTCTGTTCGTGGACTTGAAGAATTAATTGACTATCAAAAATACCCCGTAGAGGCGGCAGAAATCGCCACCAAGGCGCGTCGTTCTCTTGGTATAGGATTCATTGGTCTTGCGCATTATTTGGCTAAACTTGGATTTAATTATGATTCTCAAGAAGCCTGGGATGCAGTTCATGGACTTTCCGAATCATTCCAATATTATCTTCTCAAAGCATCTAATCAAATTGCTAAAGAAAAAGGATACTGTGAATACTTTGGGCGTACTAAGTATGCTGATGGTATTCTTCCCATTGATACATACAAGAAGGACGTAGATGAAATCTCTTCTGTTGGATTAGAACATGATTGGGAAGCACTTAGAACATCGATCTTGGAGCACGGTCTCAGGCACTCAACACTGTCCGCACAGATGCCATCGGAGAGCAGTTCCGTTGTGTCAAACGCAACTAATGGAATCGAACCACCTAGAGGATACCTGTCCGTTAAGAAATCGAAGAAGGGCCCGCTCAAGCAAATTGTTCCCCAGTATCACACACTTAAGAACAATTATACGCTTCTCTGGGATATGCCTAACAATACTGGTTATATTAATATTGTTGCTGTTATGCAAAAGTTCTTTGATCAAGCGATATCTGGAAACTGGTCGTATAATCCAGAAAATTATGCCGATAATGAAGTTCCTGTGTCGGTGATGGCTAAGGATCTTTTAACAACTTACAAATATGGTTGGAAGACCTCTTACTATCAAAATACCTATGATATTAAAACTGATGAAGTTTTAGAAGAGAAGAAGACTGATTTGGAAAATTTGTTAAATGAGATTATGAGTGAGTCTGAAGAAGACTGTGAATCTTGTAAAATTTAAACCCAAATAATCTATTACATTAAATATTTTATGTGGAATTGAAAAGTAAACTAGGAAGAGTAAGTCAATGAAAGTTAATTTTTTAACGACAGCAGAGAAGACAGATTCTCAAACTTCAATCAGTGGAATGACTGTATTTAATTCTGAAAAGGTTGATACTAAAAAGCAGCCTATGTTTTTTGGTAAACCACTTGGAATTCAGAGATATGATTCGTACAAATACCCCGTATTCGACAAACTAACTACTCAGCAACTTGGATACTTCTGGAGACCCGAAGAGGTGTCTCTCCAGAAGGATCGTGGAGATTATCAAACTCTTCGTCCTGAGCAGAAGCATATCTATACTTCTAATCTGAAGTATCAAATTATGCTTGATTCTGTTCAGGGTCGTGGTCCTGGTATGGCTTTTATTCCGTACTGCTCACTTCCAGAATTGGAAGCATGTATGGAAGTGTGGGGTTTTATGGAGATGATTCATAGTCGTTCATATACATATATCATCAAAAATGTCTATTCGGATCCTAGTGAAGTATTTGATACTATTATTACTGATAATCGTATTCTAGAACGTGCAAAAAGTGTAACAGAATCATATAATGATTTTATTAACTCTGCACAACAGTATGGTGTATCTGATGCTTGGATGCACAGACTTGAGGGAGTTTCATATGCAAAAGAATCAATCAACGACGTTAAACGAAAACTTTATCGTGCAGTTGCGAACGTTAATATTCTGGAAGGTATACGCTTTTATGTCTCGTTCGCTTGTTCTTTCGCCTTTGGTGAACTTAAGCTTATGGAGGGATCGGCTAAAATCATTTCTCTTATTGCAAGGGACGAAAATCAACACCTAGCAATTACTCAGAATATTCTGAATAAGTGGCGTGATGGTGATGATCCTGAAATGAAGCAAATTGCTAAAGAGGAAGAAGAATGGGTCTATGCGATGTTTGATCGTGCAGTAAATGAAGAAAAGCGTTGGGCTGACTATCTCTTTAAAGATGGTAGTATGATTGGACTTAACGATAAACTTCTCCAGCAATATGTTGAATGGATTGCTAATCGTAGACTTAAATCGATTGGTCTTAAACCAGTTTATGATATCTCAGCAAACAATAACCCACTTCCATGGACTCAACATTGGATTTCCTCTAAAGGTCTTCAGGTTGCACCACAGGAAACTGAGGTTGAATCTTATGTCGTAGGAGGCATTAAGCAAGATGTTACCAAAGATACTTTCTCAGGATTCCAATTATGATGAATGGTGCGAACAGGAAATCCTGAACGCTTATAAAGAAGCAGCAGAATCTGATGAGTTTTTATTTGGTGATTATGACTATTGTAAAGAATGGATGGGTAAAAACTCTAACGATGTTTCTTAATTGTATAGATAGAGGAAGTTATCTTCCTCTTTTTTTATGCCTAAAAATCAACTCACTAAAGATGAACTGAAAGTACGGATTTTAGGATTAAAAAATAAACTTTACAAAGAACATATTCGCCCAGAAATGGACATGAAAGGGATTGCTCATAAATATCTCAACGAAGTCCTTGATATAATTGATGAGTACAGATATTGACTATGAAAATCCTTGGACATACAATGGAAAAGTATTTGCTTCAAGTGATATTCAAGATTATTTTGGCTTTGTATATCATATACATTGCGATAAAACTGGTCGCAGTTATATTGGTAGAAAATATTTCTGGAGTTTCCGCACACCAAAGGGAAAATCTAGAAAAGTTAAATCAGAGTCTGATTGGAAGAAGTATTACGGATCATGTCCAGAACTCAAAGAAGATATAGAAAAATATGGTAGGGAGAATTTTACGCGCACTATTTTATCATTACATAAAACAAAGGGCAAAACTAACTTTGAAGAAACAAGACAACTCTTCTTCAACAACGTCCTCACAGAAGGACTTGACGACGGAACCCCGAGGTACTACAATAGCAACATCCTCAACAGGTACTTCCGAAAAGATTATTATGAACGCAACGACTGAAGACATCGTTATTGAAATTCGGGAATGGTCTATTGATAGGATTCACTATCTTACTGAAGTTCATAATAATGAATGTGAAGATTCAAGAGCAATCTACAGTGAGTTTAAAGAATGGATTGATCCTAGAGAGGATGAACTTACTGTTCTTAGTATTGAAGAATATTGAGGATTAGGCAATAATAAATAATCACTTATTATGCCGATTCACTTTAACTAAAGTGAATTTTTTTATTATGAGACTTTGAGTTTGATTTAGAGCCGTGGAGATTGCCTTTTGAGAAAAAGGTATACCCCTTTCTCTATACGGATGTAGAGTTCAATCAATTTTAATGCTAAACTTCTTTACTGTAGCCGTTCCTCTCGTAGCGATGGTTACAACCAATACGGCAACACTGCCATTCTCTAGTTATAAACTACAAGGTCCTCCTCCACCCGTGGAGAAACCTTATTCAATTATTAAAGAGTTTGAACCTGAGAAGACAGCAATCCTAGAGGTTGCACCACCAAAGCCTAAAGAGAAAAGGCTAATTTGTAAAGGGTGTTCAGAACATGAACAACTTGCCTTGGATTATTTCCAAGACCAAGGAATTAAAGACAGAAACGCCCTCGCTACTATCCTGGGCAATATTAAGCAAGAATCTATGTTCGTGCCTAATATTTGTGAAGGTGGTAGTAGGACTCAGTACCATCATTGCGGTCGTGGTTATGGACTGATCCAATGGACATCTGCCGATCGTTATTATGGATTGGGTGATTTCGCTAAGAAGTTTGGTGGTTCTCCATCAACACTTCCAACGCAACTTCGT